ATGGATTGATATTGACGGTGATAACAATGGAGTAGATGTTGGCCAAGGGTGTAAATTTTATTATGCTTCATCAACGGAATGTTCTAGAGATACTCACGAAGATGCCGGCCATGAAATGGAAATCAATATAACCGGTGATGACAATTGGCTTCGTGGTGGACAGAAAGCAGGAACCGCTAACCCAGATCATAATCTCACAATAGATATTAATAGTAATAATAATCAGGTATGGTTCACGCAAGCAGGAAGCGGAGAAAAGAATTTAGATTTAACTATTAATAACGATGATAATACTGTAAGTGTACATCAACATTATGGAGCTCATACTGCAACGATTGATCTTGACGGTACAGCTCCTACTAATTTATATATGAATCAAACTGGCGGACCATCCCAAACATATACTTTAACTCAGTATTGTGTTACTGCAGGTGGTTGCTCTGTATCGGTAGTGCAGCAGTGAGTGTTAAAAATTACGGATATTATATATTCAGGAAATACGGATATAGAAATTCCAGAATAGGAACTAGGGTAGATATAAGAGTATAATTAATTATGAAAACATTATTACAAAGAACAATTAAAGACAAAGAAACAAATTTATATCCTGTATGGTTAATGAGACAAGCAGGAAGATATATGCCAGAATATATGGCGATGAAGGAAAAAAGCAAAGGCTTTTTAGATATGGCAATGACCCCTTGGAAGGCTGCAGAAATTACAATGCAACCTATTAAAGATATGGATATGGATTGTGCTATTATCTTTTCTGATATATTGGTTATTAATCATGCACTAGGACAAGAACTTGACTATGTGCCAGGGCCAGTATTAGGTCCTTATGATAAGAAATTTTTAGAGGTAACTCCACAAGATTTTCTAAAAAACTGCGAACCTGTTTATGACGCGATTTGTAGAGTAAGAGAAGAGCTTGATGAAAGTAAATCACTAATTGGGTTTGCAGCTGCGCCTTGGACACTATGCAAATATATGTGTCACGGTGATAAGAAATTGGAAGTAGTACAAGGTTTGATACCATATATCATTAGCCATTTGGAAGCTCAAATTGTTGCTGGTTGTGACACTATACAAATCTTTGATAGTCATGCAGGAGATATCCCAGAAGAGGATTTCCAGGAATTTGTAATCAGCCCAACAAAAGTGATTGTTGATGTAATCAGAGCCCATCATCCGGATGTTTGTATTATTGCATTTCCTAGATTAGTAGGGAATAAGATTAATGATTATATTGAACAAGTTAATCCTGATGCAATTAATATCAGTGATGATTTACCAGTTGATGAGATAAACGCTGAGGTAATCCAGGGTGGTATCGCTGTTAAGAGATTAATTAAAGGAGAAGATATTACTCCTGTATTAGATAAGATGAAAGATAGACCTTACATCGTAAATCTTGCCCACGGCATTGATAAGATGACTCCAGTGACCAATGTAAGAAAACTTATTGAAACGGTAAAAAACTACCGGGCCAATGTTTAAATACCTAACCAAATGGTGGGCAGTATTATTTACTGTCGCCGGGTTTGTATCATTAAGTATTACGAACCCATCATTTATACAAACATTAGAATATAGTTACTATGACTCGTTACAGCAGAATAAAACAAAAGAGATTATTGAAGACGTGGTCCTCGTCAACATCGACGAAGCCGCAATCTCTGCCGAAGGTCAATATCCTTGGCCTCGTGGTTCTATTGCTAAGTACATTGAGTCTGGCCCTGCTGATTCTTTATATGTATTAAATGTAATCTATTCCGAAAAGGATAGATTTAAAGAAGATTATTTACTTGCAGAAGCAATGGCAAACAAAGCTGTTGTATTATCTTCTGCCCCTACTCAACAAACATCATCCGGTACCGGTACCTTTGTAGGTGTTGCAACTTTTGGTGAACAAGATGAAAACTGGCTATACGAATTTCCTGGATTATTGTACCCTGTGGAATCTCTTTCTTCTTGGGCTTTTGGTGTTGGTGCCACTGTTGCTATTCCTGACGAACCAACCGGAGTCGTGCGTAGAGCCCCGCTCGTTGTTAAAGCAGCCGGGAATCCCTATCCATCTCTCGCACTCGATACATTACGAGTGTTTACCGGAGAGCCAAGTTATCAGATGAAAGTCGGCTCCAATGGAGTCGAATGGGTTCGTATGGGTAAACAAGACCCTATTACAACAAATAGTTTTGCTGAAGTGCCCATTGCTTTTTGGAACCAATTTAAATCACAGTCAATAACAGAACCTCTACCAAGCGGAAAGGTATTAATATTTGGAATAACAGCAGAAGGTTATTCTAATCCAGTCGCAACCCCAACGGGTGCAATGTATCCCCACGAAGTTCAAGCTCAGTTAATTCAGACCGTTCTTTCAGGCGTTGAAATAAAGATTCCCGACTGGACTGCAGCATTCGAGATTTTATTTCTGGTTTTAGCGAGTCTAGGAATCCTTGTAGCGGTCTATAAATTGCCCATAATTCCTGGGGTGATATTGTCTCTGCTTTTTGTCGGTTCTGCATACGGAGTGAGTCACTACCTTTGGACCTCTTCCTTAACATTTGTTGACGCAACTTTGGTTTCATTGTCTTCCTTAGTGGTGTTTGCCCAATCGAGCTTTAATAAGTATTATATCACATTCCGAGAAAAAAGTCAAATACTAAAACAGTTCGCTGGTTATGCTTCCCCAACAGTCGTGAGACTTCTGCAAGAGAATCCTGCCCTTATTAAAGAAGGTATGAAGAAGGAAGTTAGTATTGTGTTTTCTGATTTGAGAGGCTTTACTCCCCTCGGCGAAAGCTTTGGAGACGATGTTAAAGGTTTAACTAAATTAATGAATGGATATATGGATTCAATCACGGCGCCTGTCCTTAAAGCAAATGGAATGGTTATTAAGTATATAGGCGATGCTAGTATGCACATTCACAATGCGCCGATGGAAGATAAAGACCATCCAAAAACAGCTGTTCAGACTGGTTTGAATATGCTACAATCCGTAGAAGAATTTAATGAAAAAATCACAAGTGAAGGACGACCAGCCATTGGTATGGGTGCTGGGATCAATACTGGGCTTGGTTATCTTGGGGAGATGGGGTCTACCGAGCGACACAGCTACGATGTTCTCGGGGATGCTGTTAGCACAGCTGCTCGAATTGAGTCAAAATGTAAGGAATATGGATGTCTACTTTTAGTTGGTGGAGATACAGTAAAGCATTGTAAAAATGATTTCTTTTTTCTTAAGGTAGATGACCTAGCTGTAAAAGGGAAAACTATAGGTATTGAGATATACACTGTTCTTAACCTTAATAAAGATAAATATGTTAAACCGTCACAAATGCACAATGACATGCATATGAATTATCAGAAACAAGATTTTGATAAAGCAATTAAAATATGTAATGATTTAATGGAATGCTTTGAAGGCAGAATGTCTAATTATTACAACATGTGGATTGAGCGTTGTGAATATATGAAAACACAAAAACTTCCAAAGGATTGGAACGGAGTATTCATTGCGACTACCAAGTAAACTATTAATTCTGATTTGTTTATTATCAGTTCCTATTGAAGCATCACAACATTTTTTCTTTAAACAAGGATTCACAGCTCCATACACACAAGAATATGTTAACGGTGTTTTATACGAGCCTATAGATATCACTTCAAAAGAACTTTTCCAACTAACATTCAGAGAAGACACGCGACTAGTTACGCCAACACGATTTAGTTTTTATCTAATACAATCTCTCGATGTGTATTCGACATACCGTGGGTTAAAATATTCTTGTGTTTATGAAAAGAATCCACTTGTCCTTGGAGGCTCAGAACCATCAGCTGCTGAACTTATTCTTTTTAAAGCTGTTGTTATTGGAGTAATGAAAAGTATATATGGTCAGGATCCTGACGAATGGCAATTCTTTCAGACAGCTGCTAATTACACAACTGGGTATGCTGTTGTTAATAATTTTAATATAATTAGAGAGGCAAAGGATTGGTGCCCAAAATAAGAAGGCCTTTTTTTTAAAGAAAAGACCTGGAAAACTTTTTACTCTCTAAACGAGGGTACTTAAGCTATAGACCATCATTCCCATAAACAGGGTAAACAGTATGCACTCAATGCAGACCTCGGTAGTATGTAAACCAAGGCCGGTCGGTCGTGGTTTATTTTTCATGTTAATCACTCCTTTGTGATGTGATTGTACTTTCTGTCATGCTCACTCAATGGATGCCATGGTTGAATCCAATATTCCCAAAAGAAACTTAAGATTTTAGACATTAACTATACCGCTAGTAAGGATAGGCAGAAAATACAAGTCAAGGTTAATACTTCTAATTTATCTCTGACATTAGTTATTTTCATAATTACTATCCGTTAATGTAAGATGTTATTAACAGTAATAGAGATATACTTCCTAAGAAGAGTAGCCCTACGCCTGTCGCTGTTATGATAATATTCAACGGTGTTATATTAAAATTTTGTTCTTCCTTTCCCAGGCCGAACAACAGTTTAAAAATATACACTGTTCATTGCCATCACAGCAAACATCATGGTTAAACACAAGAATTGAATAATAGCTGGCACTGCAACAAAAAGTTTCATGACATCAAAATCCCCTTTCATAAAAAAGTCATTCTCTGCCCATTCCGCAATCTCTTGTGGAGTTGCTTCTCTCGGTTTGTTAAAGTGTAATTCCAGCTGGTTGTTCATAGTCTTCTCGTAAAATGTGAGCTTCGCTGCCCACAAAGGTATATATACAAATTCCTTATAATATATTATAAATTAAAGAAAAAATGTAAATTTTTTTATGAGTCCTTGTCTGCAAGTTTTCGTGAGTGAAAGTCAGTTAATTCTTTCAGTGATTTGGAAATATCCGATGGCAGAACACCACCGGAATTTTCCATTACTCGAACGAGTTGTCTCGATAACCCAAGCTCCGTTGCGGTGCCTTGTGGGTGAACTTCAAATTTGGAATCCATTAAATAGATTCCATTAAGGCCTCAATATCCTCAACTTCACTTACGACCTGAGCCATATTTTGTTGATAATAAACCCTTGCGGCCTTTGCAAGAATCTTTTTAGGGATATCTACATCCTCCGAAAGAGATTCAATAGCTTCCTTGATAAAAGACCTTTCAGCTGCCTGGCGAGTATATGAATTACTAATTTCTTCCATACAATCCCTAATACGCTTCTTGTCTTTGTCATTTGTTGGTAATATAAAACTACTCATGATATAAATTTCTCCTTTAAAGCTCGGTTATATTTACAGTACAAGTGTCGAGCAGCACTTGCACCTTTTTAATTAATCTTCTAAAAATGATTCAATCGCTTCGCCACCAATTGTGTTGAAAGCCTCTGCACCAGCATAAATCCATTTTATAATATAATATATGGGAGTCCATATAACAGCTGGTACGATAACCAATAAAACCTTGCCAAAGTGTTTCCAATTTAAATCAATAATATCGTAATACACTGTTGTGATTTTTTGACGTATATTATCCAGCATGTTTGCATTTTCCTCTAAAAGTAAATCCTGGGCAACTGCACTTTCCATTAGTGATTGTGTACACATTGCCATTGCTACCCTTGACCGTCCTCACATCGTTTGGAAGATCTGAATCAGGGTATTCTGAAATCAGTTCAAATTTGCGCCTTGACTTAGAAAATTGTTTCATAGGCTTTTTGAATTTTTTGAGGTCTCCACCAGGTGCCTGATACGCTACCAGAAACCCATATGAATTAAGATGGTATTGACCATTTGCGACTGGTTGATCTTTCCAGTCAGTTATTTCTTGCATAACTTGAATCATATTATTTGGAATTCCTATTTAATAATTTATGAATAAGACCACCTTTTTCCCAAATTAAAGGAATGGTTTTCTTTGCATCTTTCTCAAACACTATGTGTATTCCTATATAACTGAACACTATAAATGCAGTCAGTATAGCGATACCGCCTAAATCACTTAATATTTCTAATGTTTCCATTACGCCACCTCCAATTTAAGGTATTCCTGAAGCTGTGGGGTATCATAGTGAATTCCATTTTCCATTAGGAAAGAACATGTGTAATTCTTCCTCTGAGTATCCGACTCAGAACAAGCTTCCCAAGTCTCGATCTTCTCGAGAATCTCTTTCCTCATATAACCATCTTCACGGTTATCAGTAACCTTCATAAAGGTAATTTCGTCACCTATGAAGCTGAACTCGGTCACAGTTTCCCAAGATTCGCAAACCTTTTCTTCCATGTCACCAATAGTGGCGGAGGTAATATATTCCTCAGAACCACCGTTCGACTTAATCAAGTCAGTAGTGATAAAAGGCTTGACCTTTGCCACAGCAGTGGCAAGTTGGTTTCTATCCATGTAGCCACAGTTTGGCAATACATAGGTTCCACCACCCTTATACTTCATATAAGGTTCCTTTGAAGAACCATAGTTCTCCAAATATTGTGTTTGTATGATTAATTTATTCATTACGCTGCCTCCCTAGCAAATACATTTGAAATGGCATTATTAACGCCCATGTTAAACATTGATAGCTCAGTCTTGTCAAGCTCAATGTCACCTTTAAAGAAGTTTTCAGCATTTTCACAGCCGATTGTATCTCTTAAAGCACTTCTGAAAACTGCACCTCTGTCGGATGAACCGAAACCACAGCCTTCTGGCCAATCTGAACAGACGAACTCGGCTGCATTTTCACAGTTGCCCATTACAAAAGCCGGGCCTTTTTCAAATAAATTTATCATAAATGTCTCCTTTTCCTTAATTTATACAACCATTATAACATGGTTGCTTGTTAAAGTCAACACGCTAGGGCAAAATAATTGAATTATTTTACGCCTCTTTTGAAGGGTCCCATATCGTTAGGTTCTTCGTTTTAAGTCTATTAGCGACAATATTGTATCGCGATTGTTCCTCTTTCCATTCCTTTAACCACGTATGTCCGTCTCTTTCGGCGTCAACAAATATGGCATTTGTGAATGCTAAGGGTAATAATACCGCACAGTGAATAACGATACTCACGACCGTGCTATAGTTGAAAAACCCTAGGTAGTTCGCTGCCAGGAACCCAAAGAATACACTCCAAATAGTGAATAATACTAACATAAAGTAGGTTTGCAGACTCTGATCTGGGATATATTTTAATGGATTGTATCGCACATCCATCACTCTTCGCCAGCCACTCACCAAGGACATTACGGTCCTTCTAAAAAGACTGGGCTTTTTAATACTTGGTTCAATCATCTTTTCCACCATATCTAATAAATTCCTTAATTACATGCATACCATACGTGGCCCATGTAATGACCACAAAACTCCAGAATAGAAGGACCAACTCAGTCATCAAATGAGTTCTCATCGTCATCGGCAACGTTTGCTCTAATTCTGTCAGCGATATCTATCAAGTCACTGATTTCTTGTGAGTCTCTTTCTGTGTCTAATTCAATTTCAATTTTAATTTTCACGAAGCACTCCTAGTAGATCTTGTGTAGATATAAGCGTCAATTTCAGCAGCATTGGCAATTCCACCAACGATGTCTCCAAACCCATTGCTGTATTGACATTCGTTACCAGTTCTGGGATTGATTCTTTTCTCAACAGGTTTCCTACCTTTACATTCAACTCTATATCTGACCGGGTTACCGAGTCTATTGACAACTCCAGATTCCTTAAGAAGTTTATTCATGTATTTTACTGTATCTTTGAATTTCTCAAGTTCCAGCATATCACCTGAACAGTTAACGTCAAATCTGCCTACCCAAGCATCAGATCTTTGTTTACCATTCTCGTCAGTTTTAACCACGACATCGTCTATAGTTAAAAGTCCATTTTTATCATATTTCATAATTTATCTCCATTGCCTCAAAATATAATACCATTATAATACTTTAAAAGGCAAAAGTCAACCCTTTTCTGCAAAAGAGTTGACTTTTTGAAAGAGGTGACTTACGCCACCTCCGCCATTTCAATTGCGAGGTCGAGAGCGTCTATCTTTCTCTTCGCATTATGACCGAACCAGGCAGCTGCAGCTCTATAATCTGCATTCCTTCCTAATTCATGGTCTGTCATGTATGTCACTGCATTATATGCATTCCACCATGAACCTCTGGCAAAATCTGCCCCAGGTTGAGTGTCGACAATTTCCACGGCTCGTTGAGCTGTTGGACTAAGATTTAGGCCAGTAGAACTGAGCTGTCTCTTATCGTTGGTAGATGTACCAAATACCTGCGCCATGAATGCCTCAAAGCTTTGAGGTGTATATTTCTTTGAACCAAGAAACTCTGCAGCTTCCTTGAATTGTCCCATTCTAGTATGTGAAATACCCAACAATTCCTTGACCTTTTCGGCGTCAAACTCATTCCTATGTGATACTCTCACAGCGGGTTGTCCGTTCTCAGCGAGGGCCATTGTTAATGTATTATTACATACCACTCTAGTCATTACAAACTTAACATCGACAGCTCTACCATATAAGTGAGGATTAGAGAATAAAAGAAAACCTTTTACTTCATCTCCACCAAATAAAGAGAACCCTTCGTTCACATCAGCTGTTGCAAAGACGATTTGACCGTCCTTCAGCGAACCAGCTGTATCCATCTTCATATCGCCAGCAGTTACGAAATCATTAAAGAAATCAAACGCCTCCGAGTTTTGGACCGGATTCCATTTTCCACCAACATTGGTAAGAATTTTACCATCTGTTTCCCTTACTAGGGACTGTTGACCTGTTGGAACCTTTTTTCCGTCAAGTTCTACAAAAGCTTCTACCTTTTTGACTTTCCAGTCAAGTCCAGCTGCTGTTTGCATTTCCCTTGGCGTCATGTCATCTTCGACCGGAACTCCAAGACCGTGCCAGGGGACCCCAGCAGATAGACGATACGCCATTTGAGCTTCGCCATTTACCATTTCTAATTCATGCATTTCTTTTCTCCATTTCTACATTACTAAAATTGCCAGCCCAAGCTTGAAACGCCTCGACTGACTCACTTTTTGTTAACCCAAAAGCTTCTCTCAAAACTTGTGGGGCTCCAAACATATTCATCTGACCACTTTCGCGGAGAGAATCTAAAAATTTAAATATCATTTCTTTATTCATAATTAAGCTACCTTTTTGAAACCGAAGTTTGCGACCATGAACTGATCACCAGTTTCATTGTCCATTACGATGTCACCAACTGATGTTGAGTGACCAGTTTCATAAGAGTGAACCGCGTCTGGCTCATCCCATAGATTGGTAATTTTGAATACGTGTTCCAGGTCGTTGGCCTGGACCAAATAGGTGTCCTTGTAGAATTCAAGGGCTGAAGGGTCAATTTCAAAAGAGTCTCTATAATGCATTGTTTGCATTTTAGCTTTCCAAGCTGGTGATTTTTCTTCAGCACCACTCCAACCATATTGGTTTGGATAATCTTTTTCCGAAGCTGGGATCTTGATTTGTTTGACTGTAAAATATTTCATATTTTTTTCCTTTTCCTATTTAATATGTGTACATTATACCATAATTACTTGTTAATGTCAACACGCTAACTGAATTCTTTTTAAAAGTTTTTATACTCCGTCCCGAGTCCTGTCGTATGGGGCGGAATCCATGAAACAATGAGCAGCTTTGGAAGGAGGAACCATCATATAGAGTTCGTCGAATCCATAAAGAACAAATCCGTCCATCGGGTCGGTACCTTTTTCATATTCAACGAGGTCCCAGCCATTTGGGCAGTCGCCTTGATAGGTATTGATGTCTTCGATTAGGATTGTCTCTAGAATCATTGTTTGTCACCTTTTTCATTAATTAAGTGTATATTATATCCGAATTGCGTGTTAATGTCAACCATTCCTTTATAATATTTTGTTATAACGATATAACCTTTTGATATAACCATCATGCAGCTCGAGCGAAGACAAACATCTCCTTCATCCCATCATATATTTCCTTAATGGGATGCCATATTTCGCGTTCCTCTTCGTCAATACCGACGACATAAGGCTTGCCACATCTCGACCTAGTATATACTTCAAGATCATTAAACTGGGCAAGGTCAAACCAAACCTTACGACCGCCTTTCGACTGAGCAGTCCCAGCCTGTAGGGTGATTCCCATCTTCTTGGTGATATAACGGTAGGTTTTAGCAGCGATGCCACGACCACCATAGCGATGGTCAAGTTGGGCCATATTGATATGGAAAGCATCTTTGAAGCGTTCTGTTGATAGGTTGATATTAAGGACGATTTTAACCCGCTGAGGGCTTCTTCCATGAACCACGCTGGTGTCTACAACCGTAACGTCAAGATAGCCTTCCTCTTGCATTGAGTCATCAACCCAGACCTGTAGCTTGGAGAAAGAACCCAATTTGACCCAGGTATCGTCGTTAGCTTTGGTATCAAAATAGCCTAATGAGAACCTTTTCTTCATGTCGATTCGATCCAAGATAGTCACCTTTTTCATTAATTAAGTGTCTATTATACGCCATTTGCGTGTTAAAGTCAACAATTATTTCGGATCTTTTATACTATTTTGTTATAACGTTATAACCTTTTGATATAAGGAACGTTATCTTTTGTGAGGTTCGACCCAGTTCTCTTCTAGGATCTGAGAGGCTTGAGTCAATAGCTGGGGGTCAGCTAGAGATAGCACTTCTAAGAGATATTTCTTCTCATGTTTGAATGCTTTGTGGAAGAATTTTTGGTCATGCTTGACAATAGACTCAGCATTGTGAATTAAGTCAGCTACCTTGATTGTTTGAGACGCGGCTGGTCCCAAAGCAAAATGGTCTGCGTCCATCTTTTTACGAAACTCACGGTTCCCATCTCCTTGCTCGGAGACGTTTGTGCAATAATGGACTAGTTCGGCGACCACTGGACCGAATTGTTCTTTGAGCTCTCTAAATGTTACATCTGTGTCTTCTACAACGTCGTGTAGCAGGGCAGCTGCAATCATTTCTGGCGTATGTGAAACGGTTTCGACAATCTTTGAAACGCCGACTGGGTGCAAAACATAGGGCTCACCCGTGTACTTACGTCTTTGTTCGCCGTGTGCTTTGACAGCTACCATTAGAGCGTCATTGATTAATTTTGATTTTTCCATAGTTTGTATTATAACAGGTTACTCTTAAAATGTCAACCCTTTTAATGAATTGTTTGTGGTCCTTCTGCAAACATTGTATCTAACATATCTCCACAATGTTCACTATACCCTGCTTTAATTATTTCCACCACCGTTGGGAATTCTGACAGTGTTTCAACCGGTAATGATTCTAATTCTAGATGCTTTTTGTGAGGAAACATGTCTTTAATAAAATGATTCGAGGCCCTCAGAGATTTAAATGAACATGCGTTTGTTAATCCAAATGGGTTGTTCTCAGCAAAACATGCATACATACGATCATCTTCCTTTCCTAGCTGATGACCATCATATGTTCCTAAGAATACGCCCATATTCTTATCAATTATTATGTACCGTTTTTTGTTCATGAATTTCCTTATACTTTTCTCTTACTGCTTTAAAGTGTTCTAAATATTCAGAAGTATCGAATTTGAACACTTGTGGTTCACTACCATCGACACCTATTAAAATTACGCCTTGTTCTATTTGTACACCAGTTCTTTCTTCAAAGGCCTTGGCGTAGAATGAGCACTGCATAAAATAATTCGTAATCCATTCTACCTTTTTTGGTTTCCTGGAAGTTTTAAAGTCTATAATAGAAAGTTTCCCTTCGTATTCCCCAATGACATCTACTTGTCCAGCTGTCTCGAGTTCATCACAATAAAGGAAAGCCTCCTGAAACCATATATTATTTATATTCTTATCAATTATGGTTCTCATTTCGTCGAACATAAATAAATTTGAAGGTTGCTGACCTTCTCTATAATCTTCTTTGTTATCAAGATAATTTTCACAAATTTTATGTACAGCAGTACCACGTCGGGCTGCTTGAGATGAAATCTTATTTGCTTCTGCATGACCAATACGGTCTCGCCATTGTTTAATAGATTCTTTACTGAGGATTCCCAATACTGTGGTTACAGATGGATAGGCTTCGCCGGTAGGAGTGAAATATCTCCTTCCTTCTTCGGTGGTTTTTCTTGTAATTGCGGGTAGATCTATCCCGTGTTGGTGGTGTTCAAATATCATAATATATCCTTTAATGTCAAAAATAAAAAGAGGCCGGATTGCCCGACCTCCTTTCAGTAGTGTCTCCTTATGCCATGGCTGTATTTAAGCCAAATGAATGAGTAACTTTACTCATTGGTTGTTGTTGTTTTTCCTGTTTGTCCTTCGCGATAATGTATTCCTTTACGAGGCCTGAGCGAACAATGTCCTCGATTCCAAATTTTACAGTTCTGAATGAAGGAATACGATTTAAAACTTTTATAAATGTTTTTAAACCACTTATATCATTCCTATTGCGAGAACTTTCCAGGTCATCTTGTCTTGTATCTCCGCAGAATATAATCTTTGAAGATTCTCCCACACGAGTAATAATACTATCCAACTCGTGATAAGTCATTGACTGACATTCATCTACAATTATAATAGAATTATCAAAAGTTAATCCTCTTACAAAAGATGATGTCATAAATTTAATTTGTCGTTTTTGTTTCATGATTTCCCATGCATCTCCACGACTAAATAAATTGTTAACAATGTCGGCGTAAGGTGTTGCATAAACTGCCTCTTTTTGGGCTTGTGAACCAGGCATAAAACCTTGTTCCCTTGTTTGTACAGCGGATCGAACAATTATCATTTGTTCATATTCCTCGTCTTGAAGAATATCCATTAAACCCATATATAATGCGCACATAGTCTTACCTGTGCCTGCCGTGCCAATCGCGGCGATATTATACCCTGCCTTATAGTTATCGAACATATCTTTCTGAGTGTCGGTAATCGGTTGGATCTTTTTCATAGTAAATTTGGAATTTTGCGTTCCTGCATTGTCCTGTTTAGATTTCCTCTTCTCTTTTTGTGATATACGACTTCTTGGCATATTTGCTCTCCTTATATACGAAACAATCAACGCATGAAGATAAAGGTCATTTCCAGTCGTTTATTTTGTTCCCTGTGTATGATTTATTTGCTTTCATCGATGTAAGTAAATCACGAAAACCTTGGTCGGGCTTCGCCCTTCCTAACCGCGCGCTATCAATCAATGGCGCGGAGCCGGTTATAACTTGTTTTAGATTTGGATTTGCTTCGAGATAGGATTCTCGTTCGGCAAGTTTGAGCATTTTGTCAAACCGTTCGCCGGTATCAGTATTTTCAAATTCGTAGATAGGCATACTTTTTATATAGTCCAATGAATCATATTTTTATTTATAAGAATTTAAACGGGAATTTAGACGATTTCGTCGTAAATTTCTTTCCACTTGGAGACTCTTATAATGTCAGGATTGTCGAAATACTGGTTGAAGTTATGGTCAATCAGAATTGATCTGAGTCCCATTCTGTGTCCAGTTAGAGCATTTGAAGGCTTGTCTTCTACCCATATACAGCCACTGTCTTTATAGGGTAATAATCCTTCGTCTTTATCATCACCGCAATCAAGACAAACAAGTTTTTCAAACACACCCTTTCCAAAGAGTCTTTCGAGGTTCTGTTCTCTTAATTTGCCGGCATAGTAATCAGTACTGAGACTAGTAATGCAATGAAAAACATAGCCTTCATCATGTAACTTTTTAACATATTTTATAGAGTCCCTTAATCCAGGTAGGAAACCAATCCTAGCTGATTCATTAAATTGTCTAACCAATTGTCTAGCTAATGTTTTGGGTATGTCAAACGTGGTAGCGACATCGTAGACATCTTCCACCTGTACCATATACCCATTTTCGTCCATAAACTTGTAAAAGCTGTATTTCCAGTCCAATAAGACCCCGTCGCAATCGACAAGAATCAATTTATCACTTCTAATGTCTTTCATATTATATCCTTTCCTTTAATTGTATATTATAACACACTTTAAAGGGAATGTCAACACGCTATTCGCCGTATTTTTCTTTTAATCGTCTTTTCCTCTTGGATTTGAATTTTTTGTTACGCTCTTCGCGTTGGCGTTTCTCATCTGTCTTTAGATTTTCCCACTCTTTCGGTTTGGGTAAATCCCTATAACGTTTGGCCACGTCATAATTTCCTTATCGCATATCCATTGGACTAGTAAGAATGCCTTCATAGGCCTCTTCTAGTGTTTTGAGTGTAAGTCCTTTAACCGGAGTGTGTGATATCATATGATTAGCAAGTAAATCTGCATCTGCATTTTCGATATCTTCCAGTAGACTAATGAAAAGACTTTCACGCTTTATTTGATTGAGGTTATCGTACCCACCACCTTTAATAAAGATTTTGAGTCTACGAGCTTCTCTATAAAGCATAGTCTGTGCATCGGTATGTTTGTTATAATTCCACGGAGGCGCGGAATCTGGTATTAAAAGCTCTATATCTTTATCATAGATACATCTTAATACTGTTCGGAAAGCTGGGTTATCATGTTCTTTTAAGAACTCAATTTTACCCGGTTTCGTTTTTATTTTTGAGATTTCGTTAAGAATCTCTGCCATTGATAGTTTAATAGCCATAATTAAAAATCCTGTATATCTGTAATCAAATTTTTCAATTTCATTTTAACAAAGAAGTTAAATAGTTTTTCACGACCAACTTCTTTCTCTTTATTATATTCGTTGAGAATTTGTGTTGTATATTTCTCTGGAATCATTGTTAGGTCAATCATTTGTTTATTACGATTAAATCTAAGTTTTGTTTCCTCATCCATTGTTTCAGGTGTTTCTGTTAAGACCTGTAATCTTTTCTTAGTCATTGGACTTTGTCTCGTCCCGACTGCCAAACAATTATCAGGGCTCAATACATTGGGAACTCCGTCACCAACATCACCTTTTAAAATATGTTCCTGAATATATTTATCCGGAGCTGCATGTCTTACCCATTTCTTTAGAACTGGATTATATTGAGAAACATTTGCGTATGTATGTAATTGGATAAAGTCTTTATCACCAGAAAGAATAAGAATCTTTTCAGACCCAGTATTCATTACAGTTCCATGTTCATGACAAACAGTCGCAATGATATCATCAGCCTCACAACGATCTACCTGCACAACCTTATATGGGAAGTTTTCATGAATCTCTTCTCTAATTTGTCCAATCACTTCAAAAAGTTTTGGCCAATCCAAATCAGAATCATCACGATTCTTTTTACGATTAGCTTTGTAATAAGGGAAGTAATCTCTGCGCCATACATCTCTCGTATCTACACAAAGAACAATTTCACCAAATTCCTCGGTAAACTTTTTTCTGTTAAAACGAATGCTGTTTAAGAACATGTGGCGAAGTAGGTTTTCGTCTAATTCTACATTGTGGTGGTTGCCTATACTCGCGAAGAGTGAGGCCAGCATCACCTGGTTGTAATCAACTAATATCATAATTTAATCCATTTTTTATTTAGTAGTGTCTATTTTAATCCATTTCTGGATCAAAGTCAACCCCTAAGTCAAAATCTTTTTTAAAGCCGCCTTCCATTAGGCCTGGCTCTGGGGAAGAAGTCATTACATTTTCATCTGCAAATTCATGTAGGGGGTGAGCTACGTCCAATGACAAGAGGTGTAGCGCTTTAATAGCTTCAAATACTAATACCATACTCGCAAAGTATTTTTCTATGTCCTCGTCAAAATCACAGCCTGCTCTATCCATTTCACCTAAAACATTCTGCCAAATAATTTCAGCCAGTTCTGATGAATAGCTTTCCTTATAGGCTAATAATTTGTCTTGGATTTCTTGAGCGTCCATTGGCGGTTTTGACATGCCATAATTAGGAAACTGTATTACGTTATCCTTCTCTTTTTTGGGCATTTTCTACTACACTCCTTAGGGCGGCATTCCACATATTTGTAAATGATGGAATATTATTTCTTGCCAAGTTAAATCTGTCTGAATATGTGAACCCATTAAAATAGTTCTGGTCCTTTTGCATATTCTGTAGTATTTGTCTTGTTACAACAAATGCATAGTTAGCATGTTTTGATGGGTCTTCGATGTAATCATACATAATCGTTGCATTGGCAGCTGTTTCCGGTAGCGCTGCAAAGTTCGGATGAATACAAATACATTGGCTTTTAATAGCTTCGATAAGTGCAATACATGAAGTTTCAGGCCATACATTCGGGTATAGAAAAATATGTGATTCTTGCAATGCGGATAATACTTCCTCATTACTTTTTACACCGTGATATGTCATCTGAGGATGTGCTTCAATAGTTGAATATAATCCTTTATACGCTTCATCACGTTGAGGCCAGCCATAAATGTCAAACCCTGAATATACATCTAAATGAATATTATCGAATTCTTTTGAAAGTGCATCAAATACTGGAACCAATAATTCCAAACCTCTGTGAGGTGTTGTGTGGTAAATGAATCTAATTTTATCTGTAGACATTGTCACAGGATCATATTGCTTTTCAATAGCGTTATGAATAACTGAACATTTTGAATACGGCATGCCAAATCGTACTATATACTGGTCTCTCTGCCATGCGGTTACAAAAATAAAATGGTCGAATTTTTCCCAACCACCATCATTCAGTACTCTATTTTCTGGGTCAACCGCTAGGTCGTGACACCATAGAATATTTGGAACATCTTCATATAGTTCTCTAGGTCTTGATAAGTGTACAGCAACTTGTGATAGCAATTCTGTATCGCAATTATCGACAAGGCGCTGCCTCATCATTTCTGTTCCACCATTTGAATTTTTTGACAAATCAGTGTCAATTATTTTGCCTTTATATACGACGCTCATCTTTTTTCTCCATTATTAATCATAGTTTAATTCTCCATAAATCTTAGTTGGTTCTCTACCATTATCAAATATTTGATCCAATGATAGCCATGCCCCTTTTGTTTCCCACCACTCCTTTAGTAATTCATAGGAATAAAAGGCAGATTTTGCTTGTTCATTATAATAATATATATTCTTTGAACGAAAATCTTGCACGTTGTGGTTAAACAGTGGGAATGTGATAACCAAGCCAAACCCATGTAGTAAATTGTTTTCTGTTGTGACTGGGCTACCTAATGGCATACGATAGTTAATATTGCCTTGCCCAAAATCGTCAAAATAATAATCAATTATTTTCTTTGCATATTCTCTTTTCATGATATACGCCTGTAAACCATGGTCCCACATTTGTCTAATGCGAGGTACCATTGGAATATATTCATTATTGACATCGTAAGGATACTCGAAAACATTACATAAATGCAATGCGCCCCAGTCCCATTTATTACACTTTTCAATAAATTCTTGTAGTGTAAAATTCCAATGTCTCACTGTGGCGTAATCCAAATCATCTTCAAAGAATATGCCATATTCCTCATCTGTGTTTTCATACCACCATTTAATAGTAAGCATGTGTGATGAAGTGACACCTTTTGTAGTGGTAGCACAAGCATGTGCATCACCGACAAAACCTATTGATTTACCTTCTTCGTATCTATCGTATTCATGTATATTAATATCATGTACATCGAGTAGTGCAAATTCTTCTCTTGTGTAGTCCCTACGGTCTCTACATTCTTTGAGATTAATTATATTCGGCTTTGAAATGTTCTTTAGCTTATCAGCTAATCCTATCATAATAAAAAATTACCTTATTCTGAAACTAGTTCATTATGAATTGCTTCTAGTGTATTATGGAAAGCCCTAACTGAGCCATTATTATGAACTCTATAGGTTTTAATATTTAATTCTTCTTTTAACATGTAAGCTTTGTCAATTTTTGTGGCTTCACCAATTGTAAACTCTTTATATAAATTGCCATTAAAGTATCTACGTGAATCAGAAGAGTAATCATGTCCTTCTCTTGTTAATTGAACGATGACAATATTCTCTGCACCAACCTTTTCAATTAATGGTTCAAGTTCTTCTACAAATCCACCATCAGCAACTGCATAATCTTTGTCTTCTTCAATCTCTTTGGATACCTTCCAACCAAAGAACGATTTACCGTTTCTAGGTTTAATAATGTCCTCTGATACATGAATCATTGCTTCACGCCTTGAGCGATCGCCTAAAGCGTATTCTTTTGTTTCCTTTTTGGTTCTGTCTTCATAGCCTTCCATGAACCACTCTTTGTCTACACCGAAATGTGCAATTGTTTCTTTAAAGAGCTGATGTTTAAACGAAAGATTCCCATAGCCATATTTTTCTTTATATAAACTCGCTGCCTCATCTTTTCCTGAAGCCGGTGGGCCGTTAAATATTACTATCATCTTTTTCCTCGTTATATTGTGTGAAACCGTATTTACAAATATAGTAGGCATCTACGATATCAGTAATAGGATTCCACGATTTGTTTATTATACCACATCTAGCGCGAATGTCAACCCCTGTTTCTGCTTCGAAGGCTTCTATCATCATTTCCTTATTCGCGTTACCTTTACCACAACCAAATTTTTTAATCATGGTTGGTGCATATACATCGTAGGGTATGTTCTTTTCCCAGAGCTTGTGTTTAAATAATCCACAATTCTCTGCGATTTGGAATACTCTACCTACTGCGCCAAATGCGTATCCTTCAATTCCAACAAAGTCACATTCAAAACATTTAGCTTGTGACCATGAACCAATAATATCATATCTCTCTTGGTCGTTAAACCAATTGTCTGGATACATGGTCGCTTGATACTGTCCTTTCTCTCCAATTAATAATTTCTTTTGTTTTACATAATAGTAAAAAGTACAGTTATCGTAACTCCATTCTTCACCTTCGTGTACACAAATTGCAGGACTACTTAAACTGTAGTCAACACCAGCAACTCTCATAATAAACTCCATATTTAATATATGGTATTATTTATTTAGTCTGCACGATAGAAAATATGAGAACCAATTGTTCCTACTTGATGTAAAGTTGGAGCCCAAAAAGGTGTAATATAATCTGCATGATAATGGGTGGAACCTTCAGTCAGTCCTGTATATAATCCTTGTCTTAAAATCTGTGTGGCGATAAGCAGTGAATTTGACCAAGCGTCTCCGTCCATCGGATCATCTTTTTTACCATCACAATACCAACTGAACTGACATCTATCTCTTACTGGTACTTCACGTCCTTGGGTTAACCACCATTCTGAAAGTTCTGCTTGTCGTACGACACCACAAACAGAGCTCGGATAATCCCTATGATTTACTCTATTTAAAACTACATCAGCAACAGCAAATTGTCCAGCCATATTTTCTGACCTTGCTTCGTGATATATGTTGAGTGCCATACAATATTCATCTTCTGATATTACTGTATCAAAATTAAATGCTTTAGTTTCACTAGCAAATAACATTAAAAAAGCAACACCAGCTGCAAACCACAACGGCAAAAAGTTTTTGTTAAAATTACTCATGCGATTATGCGCCTTTTCTTGTGTATGCGTCCAATAATTCTGCACGATTCATTCTCTTTCCAAAGGTATGAATAAGCTTCCCGGCCTGGTATCTCTCAATAACGCCATCATTAAACTCGTGGTCAGTAACTGATTTACCATCTTTAGTGTCCTCAGGTCTGTCATCATAATACATTGAATTCATTGAATGCATATGTATGCCTCTAAGTTCTTTTGCCCATTTCTCAGCTTCAATTATAAGTCTTTGGGTTTCGACTGTTTCGTCATATTGTGTCATAGTTTCTCTCCAGCATCTAGCTCATTAATTTGGTCGAGTACCATGTTTGCTTCTTCGGTCACAGTAGAGTAACTCATGATATCGCCTGACCGTTGTAGTAACATTGCGTCATGCAATAACTTTTCGTATTGTGTCTGCAGTTTCTTTCTCGGGTCTTTTTTAAATAATCCAAACATTATAGTTTCTCTCCTGGCTCAAAGCCTCTGAACGTTTTAAACCTTGGGAACCTTAAACTGTATGTGTCGGAATCATCTGCCAATGATACAGAGTCAGCTCTAATTTCTACCAACTGACCTAACACTTGTTCTTTATTTGCCCAAATGTCTTTTCTGTTATCATCAGTCAAACCACTGCCGACCTTAACATTAAAGTTCTTACCCTCGTCTGTGCCTTCACATACAAGAGCCCCTAATAAACCTTCATTCTTTCCTGTGCCCTCTTCCAAATCGACTACAGTAAGTGTAACCTCGATATAAGGTTTCATTTTCAACCAGGCATATGTTCTTTTACATTCGTAAATGCCATCAATAGGTTTAATCATTACACCTTCGTAGCCTTTTTCAATTGCCTGTTTATTTAAATCTGCAAAGAGTTCTTTACCTTCGTCTGTCTCAAAGTCTAACTGCCAGTAATCAACAACTTTTATTGCTGGATCAACATTTGCATATTCTTGTAAAGCCAATTTTCTGTCAACCTGAGATACAGTACCAACACCAGCCTCAAATTCGTCTAATGGAATCACGTCAAATAAGGCAAGGAAAGCATCTTCTGTCTGTGCGCCTTCTTTACGATTGACTTGTTTCATAAGTGTTTGGAAATCTTCTGACATAATTTCACCATCAAATACCATACCTTCATTTTGGCGTCTGATTAATGCAGTTTCAATATGTGGAAAATTACTTAGGACCTTACCGTTACGTGAATATATTGTACAGGCTTGGTTTTTAACAATGGCAATACATCTGACGCCATCATATTTGTATTCAATAATACATTTACCTTTAATTCTTTTTGGATTTTTATCGCCACTATTTGCTAGCATACAACCGAATACATGAACGACCGGGTCATGCCCAGCCTTTTTGGCCATCTTATTTACTGTATTTTCACTAAACCCAGCTCTCATATCCTTAATTAGGATTCTGCGATACCAATCATTCCATTCTTCCATCGTGGCTTTATTCATTACATTTTTAATTGCATCTTTAGCTGCATTACCTGAAAGCACTCTGCCAGCCAAATCAGCAGCAAGAGATTCAAATTCAGATAGAGTAAGACCTGGGCCATCCTCAGTTGAAATTGGAATGTCTTTTACTCCAAATGTTATCATGGCATCTAGTCCTACACTCAATCCCCATAGGAATTCTCTGTTGGTTAAATGTTCCGATATCACTTGTTCTTTAAATAAACGACTATTATCAGATTCTAATTGTTGGATTATATTCCAAGGTTTTGTGTCTGTCATCATACAAATCTCCCTTCGTCATTAACGATGTCTTCTAACGTCTGTGGAACTTCAAATTTGTTTGCGAATAACATTAACTCTTGAGCCAACGACTTGGCTTGAGATCGAGTTAGTTGGATATGACCTTTTGTTTTCCATGGTGGTGTTAATTGTAAACACGTACCACGTTTAGTTCCACCAAAGAACCTAGTTTGCATTATATCAGTATTTGGGACAGATCTCAATTCAGTACTCATAATGTATTCCTTAATTCAATTTATGGTACCATTATAACACAATAAGCTATCAATGTCAACCATTATTTTGTTTAATATGCCAAAAATGACTGCATTCAGCGCCACAAAACACGTGTTTCTTATCTGCCGTGTGGTATATAATCGTTGCTGGGTGCAGACTTTTACTACACTCACTACATTTATTCATCAGCAAGATTTTCGAAGTCATCCTTTACTTCGTCTAAGGCTTTTTCGATTTCTTTTAAATGAGGATAACGTTGATATGCTTGATGTGAAAATTTTTCTCTTTCATCCTCTCCATATCGGCCTCGATCTCTATTGCCATCTCCATTCAGTTCAGTCATGTCCTGCTGTTTGACTTTCTGGTCCTTCTTGCCAAAAATAGCATCCCATCCGTCGGCATACTTTTTCTGGTCACCAGTTTTACTTTTTATGGAATCACCTGTAATATCATTCTTCGATGCCATTTTTATTTCCCCATTTTCGATATGTCTTCAGCCTCTTGTTGACTGATTACTGGTACCGCATTAGATTTATGCATGGTTGCGATTCCTTTTATTAGTGTTCCCGTGTATATCGGTCTCTCTTTACGCGGAGTTGGATTGGAGAGTGCCTTATTCGCTGGTTGCGTCCATGATGGATAATAAGGCACTTCTCTCTGATAGGTTTTGTTTTCTTGTTTAAAAGGTTCAAACTCTCGTTTTAACTTCTTTCTTCCAAAAACATAATCTATATATTCGTCCAAGGTATTATAACGCATATTATGCATACCTTTTCTTTTCATTGTTTTATTATGTACTCGCCATTCGACCTCTAATTCCAGAAGTCTCCTTTTAGTAATTTTTGAATTTTTTGTCTTACCCAGGACTTGAACGCCCTGGATTAGGTGCATTGTCATAATATAAAACCTCTATAGAGAAGAGTTATCTTCTTCTTGATCTAGGGGCGAAACCACCTCTCAATGATTCCAATGTTTTCTTTTTAGCTCTTTTTGTAGCCTCTGCCTTGAGTCTTTTTCTCTTAGATGTTGGCTTTTCGTAAAATTCTCTTTTACGTATCTCCTGAACGATACCGGCCTTTTCGCACTGTTTTTTCCACTTTCTGAGTGCAATGTCAAATGGCATTGCCGTAGGTGGCCTTTTATCTTTAGGGTGTTTTTTTCTCGGTGACAGATCTACTGATCTGCCACTGAATTCGTTATTGTATACCATTAAACAATATTTGTTGCTTGTGGACCCTTTTCGCTTTCTTCAATATCAAACGTCACTTGTTGATCTTCTTCTAGTGATGCATATCCATCTGCTTTAATTGCTGAAAAGTGTGCAAACACATCCTTTCCGCCTTCATCTGGTGTGATAAATCCAAATCCTTTTGTTCCATCAAACCATTTTACTTTTCCTGTTGCCATTTCTTTCTCTCTGTTATGAAGTCTTACCTTCGTTATTAAATCTAAAGGTAAATCCCTTCAATATGAGCATATTATAACAGGTTACTATTAAAATGTCAACACTTTTATGAAACTATTTTTAAAAGTTTTCGGATGAGCATGGGAAGATATACAGTTGAGACGACTATGCCCCAAAATAGCCCTAATGCTAGGGCATACTGTTTCCAATTTGAAATGTCTATTGCGATACCTAAGGTCACTCCACCTATCCACATCCAATCTAATGTTCCGTGAATACGCTTCCAACGAGTTCCCAATCGGTCAATGAGCTCTTGTCTTTTATTGGCAAACCAAGGGTGTACGTGTCTCATTATGACAAAGCCCTCGTTGAGGACCATTAATGTAAAGCCGAACCAAAATAACATAGATTAAGAATATTTCCCTGTTTTCCATAGCTTGTCATAAGCTTTTTGGTCAACAAGTCCTTCTTTTAATATGCGTTTTCTGTTCTTCAGATGAGCTGCGTCTACATCAGCCTTTGCACCACCATGATATTCTACAGCATGACCTTCGTCAATTAGATATGATGTAACAAGTTTATCATCGACAATAAAATCACCAAGGATTCTGCCGAATTTACCTTTCATATCTTCACCATCTCTAGCTGCGAATGTTTTGAGAGTTGGTTTTCCTGTAAGGATTTCTTTGAGTCTTTTTGAAGCTGCCTTTCCAAATAATTTTTCTACTTTATTACTTGTTCTTGATTCTGGGGTATCAATGCCCATAATACGCACTCGTTCTTTTTTAAGCCAAATGCCGAACCCGAGATCGATGTCTACATCAACAGTATCACCATCAACGACTCTAATTAGTTTACATTTATATTCATACATTGTTATACCCTTTGTTTAGTGTTTCGCTCAATCCATGTTGTATTTCTACCAGCTTTTTTCTCTTCCCAATCTTCAATTGCCTTCTTAATACTGTCTTCTGCTAAAACTGAACAATGTATTTTAATTGCGGGTAATTCTAAAGCTTCTGCGATTTCGCTATCTTTAATTAGTTTTGCTTCTTCTATTGTTTTACCGACTAACATTTCAATGAACATTGATGAACTTGCAATTGCTGAACCGCAACCATAAGTTTTAAATTTAACATCAATGATTTCTTCGGTCTCAGGATTTAACTTAAGATCGAGTTTCATTACATCACCACAAGCAGGTGCGCCAGTCATTCCTGTTGCTACATTAGGGTCGTCAGGATCAAACCTTCCAACTCCGTGTGCTGCAGGATTATTGGTTACTGCTTCAAATCTGTCGAGTACTTTTTTAGAATAGGCCATAGTGTTCTATTTATATCTTTTGACCGGTAAATTTTAGCCACCATTTAAAGTATCGGCGTCCTTCGCCATAGGCTGCTGATCGTAGTTTATCGTATTTCATTTATCTATTATTAAGTTAATAAGGAAACTTTTAAAATCTGCATATGTTCCAATGTATCGTGCTTCTTCTCGTTTTAAATGAATCCAAATATGAGGTTGGATAGTCATGTTGACTTTATACCCTAATAATTCCTCATAGTTTTCTGTGAAGGTAATATCTTTATATTCCACTTCTGTATAATTATTTTCGGCCAATATTCTGGCCTTTGTACAGTTTGGGCAATTAGCAGTTCCGAAAATTACTACCTTTTGCACTGTAACGCGCATTTCGTTCATACTATCACCAGTTATGTATGTTTCCGGCTATAATGACAAAACATGTAATAAAGTTAACACCAACGATAACAGTTCTAATCATAGCGATTTTGTCTGCTTCAGCATCAGTTGTGCCTTCCTTTTCCCCTATGGCTTTTGCCCATAGTCTCCACATGTTTTTCATTAGTCTTTGTTCTTTTTTACTCGGTTATCAAACCAAACTCCAACCACGAACATTAATATCCACGGCCATGCGTTGTAAAATAGTATTTCCATTATCTTTTATCTGCTTTCCAATTACGGATAGTAGAAAGTCGACGAGACATTGGCATATCGGTTTCAGTCATATTTGGATTATCTTTTGCCCATAATGCCAATACTTCTTCCTCTTCCACAATATTAATGTCGTACACTTCTTCACCAATCCATTTTTGAGAGAATTCATTTAATTCTTCTGCCTCTACAGATTCCTGGGCCCACTGCTGTGCTAGTGTATCAGTTAGTTTCATTTCCTCGTTCCATTTTGCAACTTCGGAAACAGGCACAACGTATCTTTGTCTAAAGCTACTGACCGCTGTTAAAACAACATATCTATCTTTCATTTTTCACCTTCGTTTTCTTTACTAATTTTCTTGTGGAAATTGGAGCTCCAATTTCTCTTTCGTAAACTGTTTTGCCTTTATCAGGACTTTCAAAAATCTTTGTCATTAAGATTTCTCCTTTGTATCTTTTTAATAATATATTCAGCATCAGGATATTCATCCATGTGATCAACCACTTCATCGATGATCATTAAGTTCTGCATCATATTATCAACAATAGCTTTATGCTGATTCATATAATGCATTCTGTTTAGATAATTAGCGAAGTCGTTAATCTTTCTCCACTTTTCGTAATCAAAGTTTTCGTGTGGCTGCTCTGGCTTTTCACTCATTTGAATAGTCCGATTCGTTCTCCTGCTGCTTTGCGACGGTCATACTCTTCTGGTGTTGAAGGATATCTCCATCCCCATAGTGCGCCTAGAGCCATAAAGGATCCAGAGTACGCGACTGCTTTCCAATTGCCTGTTGTTACAATCATTAGGATTAAAGCAAAAGCCATAAAACCTAACATCATATATTTTGCTTTCTGTGGAAAGACTTTCTTTGTTTCCCAATTAGTAAGGAATGGACCAAACAGTTTATGTCCATATAACCAATTGTGCATTCTTTTTGAACTCTTTGCAAAACAATAAGCTGCAAATACTGCTGGAATACTAAATGGTATTCCTGGTAGAATAACACCAATATAGGCTACCCCTAAACTTAGAAATCCGAGGCCGCCCCATGCTATTTGTTTCATATTCATGCTATTACTGCCTTAATGAATTCTTGATGAATAATCACTGCATCGTTACCAGCAACTCTAACTGCCATTGCTTTACTCCAATCTAAATAAACGGTAACACCCTTTATAATTGGTTCTGTTACATCAGGTCCGTGGGCCAATACTACGCCAGGCTCCGATGCTGTTTTCTTTACGTCTGCAGATAGAATAATTCCACCTTCAGTTGTTTGTTCTTTAGGAGCTGCGGCAATTAATACTTGCCCTCCAATCATTGTTAATGTACTCATATTATCCTTCTATTAATTGTAGAGGTTAACCCACTACGTTTTTCTTCGACCTCCATATTCATTATTTGACTATTATCAATTAATGGTTTAGAAGGAGTTTCACGTTCACGTTTAAAAGCTGCAGTACTCACGATTAAAAGCATTATGGCCAATGGGTCGAATACAAATATAATAATTAATATTACCCATCGCACTGCCTCGTCATAAAATGAGGCTGCTTCATCACCGTAAATCATATCAGCGATATATTTAATTGGACCTAATTCTGCTTCTTGGTCCAACTGTAATTTTTGTATTGGCATTTTCTGTTCACTTAGAGCTACGATTTCATCAACTAATATATCTATATCGGCGTTAATGTTATTGCGTTCTTCTGTCTGAACTCTGTTTACATAATTTCGGTCTTTCGCTTGACTTGTTTGTAACACATAATCCAAATTTTCTAACCGACCAGACAAATTATCCAACTGTAATTGCTTACCGCTGAGTCGTTTGTCTATTATGCTTGCTTCAAGAGAATAAGAATCACCAACCAATGCCGAATCAATATGTGCTTTGGAAAGGAATCCAAATATGCCCATTGAAGTAATAAACATTAACACTACAATAGCTGTAGTAAAATATGCCCTTACAAAGTTATTTATCCGATCCCATTCATAATGCAACCACGCTGCTGATACCAGTTTGCCAACCTCTAATACTGTAGCCATCACAAGAACCCCTACAGCAGCGCCTGAGAAAATGGTCATTAACCCTACAATACTAAAATAAGCAGCTGTAGTGGCGAGGGTGAGCGATGTAGTAAGTGTTAACCACTTCATAACAGTTCTTTAAATGTTTGTTTGATTGCTGTAACTAAATCTTCCATCATACCATTAGTATGAAGTGGTGTCGGTGTAATTCTAAGTCGCTCTTTACCCACATCGACTGTTGGGTAATTAATTGGCTGAATATATATTCCATGTTCGTTTAATAACCTATCTGACATTATTTTTGTTTTCTGTGCGTCTCTTACCATTACTGGCAGAATATGTGTACATGCGTCTTTGTGTACTTCTATACCATTATCAATTAATAGATTTTTAAGTGTCAGAGCTCGTTCTTGATGTCGATCTCTTAATTCATTATGTTCCATTAAATAACGAATTGAGGCAATTGAACCTGCACACATTACTGGACTTAATGATGTTGTAAAAATGAATCCACTAGCGACTGAACGTATAGCATCGAGAATAATGTTATCGCCAACAATATAACCACCGTGACCACCAAAAGCTTTTCCCAATGTACCATTTAGAATATCCACCCTATCTTGTAAACCCAATTTTTCACAATAACCTGCACCAGTTTCACCATATAAGCCAACGCCGTGTACTTCATCAATATAAGTCATTGCATTATATTTGTCTCCTAAATCACAAATCTTTTCAATAGGAGCAACATCGCCGTCCATACTATAAACACTTTCAAAAACAATACAGGGAACTTTGCCTTCCAACTCACATTTTTGTAATGCAGCTTCAAGCTGTTCCATGTTATTATGTTCCCAGATAATTTTATCAGCTCGACTATGTTTAATGCCCATAATCAATGAAGCATGATTTTTATTATCGGATACGAAACAGATGTTGGGAACAATTCTTTTGAGTGCGATTAAAGTCCATTCGTTTGCAACATAGGCAGATGTATATAATAAACCACGTTCCTTTTTATGTAATTGTGCCAATACATTTTCCAGAGTTACATGGTAATGAGATGTGCCTCCAATGTTACGGGTTCCTCCACTACCTGAACCGGTTTTATCCAACGCGGTTTGCATTGCGTCAATAACATATTTGTTCTGACCCATGCACAGATAATCATTTGAACACCAATTAACAATGCTCTTTGGAGAATATGGGGAATACCAAGTCGCCTTTGGAAATTTCCCACGTTCTCTTACGATATCATTAAATACCCTATAATTGCCGTGTTCTTTTAATTCGTCAACGACTTCTTGGAATAACTTTTTATCAATCATGTACCTTCGCCTATTTAGTTTGCGTAAGCGTTGTCCCAGCTACCTGATAAACCTGCAACTTCATATTCGGTCACACGATTCTCAAAGAAGTTTGTATGGTCTGCACCATTTAAAACCCATTCTAACCAAGGTAAAGGATTTTCCTTCACTTTGAAGTTTGGTTTCATGCCTAGCTGAAGCAATCTTCTGTCTGTAATATATCTTATATATTCTTTTACTTCAGATTTTTCCAAGCCTTCGATGTTTCCCATTTCATATGCAAGGTCTACAAATTTATCTTCGAGGTCTACAATGTTTCTACTGATCTGATAAATGTCCTTTTTAAATTCTTCATCAACGATACGGGAATGTTCTTTACAGAATGATTTAAATAGTTTTGAGTTACCTTCAACGTGAATACTTTCATCACGGATTGACCACTCAACTACCTTACCCATACCTTTCATTTTACCATAACGTTGGAAGTTTAAAAGCATTACGAAGGATGCAAATAGAGCAACGCCTTCATTAAAGACTGATTTGGCTAGAGCCAGGCCTGTGCCACGTAATGTGCCCGTGTCTGATTCCATCATATAATCAATTTTATCTGCCATTTCAGAATATTCTAAGAACGCGTGATATTCAGAATCAGGTAAGCCTAATGTCTCATTTAATAGTGCATAAGCTCTTTGATGAATACCTTCTCTTGCTGCGAATGAACCTAACATATTACGAATTTCATTATTCTTAAACTTAGGAATAAATTGGTCATAATAGTTTTGGCCAACGGCAACATCGGACTGAGTAAATAATCTTAAAATGTTTGTGATATAATCTTTTTCTACTTGAGTAACCTTGCCACCTTTCCAATCAGATACATCATCTGACAAGTCTAGTTCATCTTCAATCCAATGCATCTTTTCATGTCTTGTTGTAATTTCAACAGCCCACGGATAATGGAATGGCTTATATGTTTCAGAAAATTCCATCAGACCACCTGCTTTTTTAATAAGTGTATCTGCAATTGCCATTAGGTCGTTATATGTCCCAATATGTTTGTCATCAATAAAGATTTGTGGTACGGATCTTACTTCCTTACCATTACTATGTTTCTGATAAAAGGCAAGTCTTTGCTCTTCGTCGTCTAGTACTATTTGGGTAAAATCATACCCGTGTTGTGTGAACCAGGCTTTTGCCTTTTCACAGAAAGGACAATTCGATTTTGTGTATATTGTTATTTGCATTTTTATTCCTTGTTTTTTACTAGCCTTCGCAAGCAACGCACTCATCTTGACTATCCTCTTGGTTAGGTGAACTGAATGAGACCGCTTGTGGATTAATATGGTCGTCTAATTTTTCTCTTTTAATTTTTAACGCAACATTTTCTGCTTTGTTACTTGTTTCTGTTCTCAGATAATAAAGTCCTTTACAACCTTGGGCCCATGCTTCATAGTGTACTTTATGTAAAACTGCTTTATCTGCTCCAGCTGGGAAAAAGACATTCAGTGATTGTCCCTGGCACAGATATTTTTGTCTGTCACCGGCGAGACGAATCAACGAGAGTTGATCTAGTTCTATTGCTGTTTTAAATACCTCTTTAATATGCGGGTCGAGAAAGTCCAAATGTTGAACTGACCCACCATTAGTAATTATCATACTCCAAACTTCGTCGGTATTTTTCCCGACTTTTTCTAGTTCGGCTTCAAGGTATGGATTTTTATTTAGGTGACTACCGACTCTGGTCCTAGAAGTAAATGCATTTGCTTTCCAAGGTTCAATACTTGGGGATGTATTTACAATCATGGAACTATTTGCGTTTGGTGCAATTGCTAGCATATGCGCGTTACGTCTACCAGTTCCTTCCATATCTGGGCATTCGCCTCTTTGTTTACCCATTGTCAATGTAGCTGCTACTGCCTCTTCTTTGACAAACTTAAAAATTTCTTCATTTAGTCTTGTTGCTTCTTCACTATCGAAAGGTACAAGATGTTTTTGTAAATATGCATGGAAGCCCATAGCCCCAAGTCCTAATGACCTTTCCTGCTGAGCAGAATATTTCGCTCTAGCTATTGCGTCGGGAGCACTGTCTATAAAACATTGAAGAACATTATCCAAAAATACAATCAGATCTTTAATCATTGATGTATTTTTCCATTCGTCATATTGCTCAACATTAACTGATGATAAACAACAAACTGCAGTACGTTCCTCGTTCGTTACAAGGTGTATCTCATTACAAAGATTGGAACCCTTAATAGACATGCCCTTTGCTTTTTGCGATTCTGGTAACGCTCTATTTGCTGTGTCAATGAAGTTTAAGTAAGGTTCACCAGTACGATATCGGGTTTCAAGAATTGTTTCCCATAAAGTACGAGCCTTAATAGTGTCACGAATTGTACCGTCACTTGGGTCAAGTAAATTCCAATTAAGTCCCAAGCCTACTGCTTCCATAAATTTATCTGTAATATTTACAGCATGGTGTAGATTAAGACATTTACGATTTACGTCACCAGTTGGAATTCTCATATTCAGGAATTCAATAATATCAGGATGCGAAACGTCCATATATGCAGCGTATGAACCTTTTCTTGTTCTGCCTTGTCTATAAGCCACCATATCAGCATCTACTGTATGGAGAAATGGCATAGGTCCTGGGGCTTTTTTGGATACAGCTCTTACGTCCGACCAATGACCTCCGACTCCACCACCCTTAACTGACAGCCATCTAAGTTCTGCTGAATGGTCTATAAGTCCTTCTAATGTGTCTGGCACATAGGTAAGAAAACATGATATTGGTAACGCCTTTACCTTCTCTCCCTTTAAAGGAGCGTTGGATAGAACGGGGCTAGAATACATAAACCAACCTTTGGAGACATAATCATAAATTCGTTGTGCCAATTTTAAATTTCCATTACAATACGCAACAGCTGACCTGGCAAAGGCCATTTGAGGACTCTTTTCGTCCTCCCGACAATAATAATCTTTTAACAATTTAAATGATTGTTCACCTAAAATCTTGTCTCTTGTTTTATCTATTTCTATACCCAAATGCTGCATAATGTTTCTCCTATTCCTTTGCAATATATTGTTCTGATAAAGGGAAAATCTTCGCAATGACTTCTGCAACAGCTAGGGCCAGTTCGGCATGTTCTTGTTGTGTACCATTACCACTACGGAGTTCAATATAATGAATCCAGCTACGTAATGTTCCGTTGACATACAACCTTGAGATTGTATTACCTTCGGGTAAGATTGCTCGGGCTTGTTCTTTTGCGATACCTTTATCAAGTGCCCAATTATATAATTTTTTAATTTCACGAATCAATTCAAGTTGTTTCATTCTCCACTCTTCATTAATTCGTCTGTGTTTTTCGTCGTTTCGATCAACAGGTATACTATTTTGCCTGTTTTTCGGGTCTTGTAATCTTGCTTCTCTGGCTTCAAATTCCAAATCCTTTGTCGGATCTGCATATCTTTGACTAAATTCTTGGAATGAGAAACTACGATGTCTTAACAGTTGACGTGCTATGTCTCTGGTTGTTTCTACCTCTAAACAGACTGATACCATTTCAAATGGTGACCAGTGTTTATATCTGGCTAGATAATTTAAAAGTTTTTCTGAGGTTTCTTTATTGTTTTGATTTTCCGGGTTACTTACTCTTGCACAATAAGCAATTAGATCCTGTGCCGATTCATTATGATCGGGCGATTGACTGTGACTAATTAACTTAACCTTCATAATCTACACTTTTCTCCACTCTGTTAATTTAAGTTCAGCCTCAAGACCTTTAAATGTGTTTTGGCGAAGGATTGTTCCTTCCACATCTTTAGTACCATTGAGGACCATTTCGTTTATATCTTTTCCATTCATATTATCTGGCCAGATTACAATTCGGTAACCGGACTTGATAATTTTTTCCATTCGTTTATGAATCTCTTTATTCCGAGGTTCAGCATCGAATACAAAAATGGAGTTTTCAGGGCGTCTTAATCCCTTAACACTACCATCTGCACCAGCCATGGCTACTGCGTTTGATAAAAACATGCTGTCCAATGCACCTTCGCAGACATAATAGTCACGATTAAAATCTACTTTGTCTAAACCAAAGACTTTAGGTTTATCATCAAACATGATTGTGACGTATCGCAAATTAGAATCTGGTTTGAAACTTCTAGCCGATACACCGAACAAATTTTTATTTTCATCTAGAAAGGGTATTAATAACCTTGGCTCATCTTTATCCAGATGATCAAATTTATCTGGAATATATTCATTTACCCAAGCCTTAAATTTTCTTACCAAATAAAGCCGATAATGATGTGCCGGAGGAATGGCCCTTTTATCTATATATGCCTTCACGGGATGATTCCAATCAAGTTGACTGATTTTTTTTAATTTTTTTAACGGCTCGTTGGAAGCAAAGGATGGAGCATCCTGTTTGAATTGTTCCATTGGTTTGACCTTTGCTTTATCATTTTTCTTTATGAATTTTTCAGCAATATAGTCGTTGTATGCTAGGGGGTCGAGTATTTTGAGAAAGTTGGAAAAGGAATGACTCTCACTACAATTGTGACAATAGAAGTAAAAGTTATTTTCTTTCTCAAGTAGCCAACCCCGTGACTTGGTTCGAGTCTTCTGTGAGTCTCCACAGAGAGGGCATCGAAAGTTAATCTTGTAAGGGTTTGTATTGCGAATGCGGTAATTTTCAAGTCTGCCAGCAAGGTGCTGTGCGTATTGTATGTCAACAAAATCAATCATAATAAAAATCCGTGGTATATATTAGGCTATTATAACCTATCTAAGGTCAAATGTCAACCCATAATATAGGATAAGTCAAAATTATGTGCAATAAATGAGCCTATTGCTATAGCGCCTAATAGCCACCATTTTAAATTCTCTATATTGCGCAACCTTCCTTCTTGGTCTGCAATTTTATCACCAACATCCTTGGCGATGTTCTCAATAGCGGTACGGAGTCTTGCATGTCGTTCGTCATTTTCCTTCCGTGTTTGAATAGCAATACTTATATGTTGTTCTTTTGCTACTTCCATACTTGCCAGCATGGTTTCTTTAAATGTTTCTTTATGTTCGTCTAGTTCTTCTTTCAATGCTAGTCTTCCTTCCAGCCCATGTCTAGCTGATGATTCTAATTTCTCATCAAAGAAACCAAGTTTCTCCTGAAAGTTTTTAACGATTTGGTGCTGTACAGCAAGGCTCTGAGTAATATCAGCCATGCCATCCACAGCATTATCAACTTTTCCGAAGAATCGTTCGATTTGCTTTATGTCTTTCTTAATAAGTGCGACGTCTATGTTTAAATCTGAGATTTCTTCTTGATTTGACAAGTGAAATTCCTCCTCGTATGAGTTATTATATCACCAAATACATAATTTGTCAACCAATATTTATAGGGCATTTTCCTCAGAACGAGGTTGATATGAACTTATTTTAATTCTTTTTGTTTCGGGCCAGTGACTTCTCTATAATAGATTACCACCTCACCAAGTTCCCTGATGTACCTGCGTAGCTCTTGAAAGTTCGCAGTCATCAATTCATAATCTTTTACTGTCGAAGCTACATATACGATGTCGCCACTATTGAGTGCTTTCATATCATCTTCAAACCTATCCAGGTAAGTATAACCGACCGGCCATTCTGGGTTTTCTCTTTCTGATAATTCACATGTTTTAGGTCGAGTTGTTTGATGTGTTCCATCTTCCTTTACAATATGATTACCATCAGCATCAAGTTTCATAACTTTCTGACATGGGTTTGTAATAATTGCTTCTGATACTACATAGAATTGAGGCTGTTGTAGATTTAAAGGACGCGGTAATATAGGTTGAATAATCTCAATCTCTATAGGTTTCGCATCTATTTCAATAACTTTAGTTGGTAATAATGAGCAACCACTAATCGCTAGGATTGTCGTTAAGAGCATTAAGCTTCTTGCTATCATTCTCTATCTCCTCAAATACGGCCTTGGTACCATTATTAATTCTGGTCTCGATTAGGCCTGGTTTCAGTAGTGCCAACTTATTTAGATTATGTCTATTAAAAATATCCAAATATCTATCTTTTTCAGCTTCAATTTGAGCGTTTGCCCTTTGCATATTGCTCAGGGCAGCGCCTTGTCTTTCAAACGATTCTTTAATTGCGGCAGTTGCAGCTTTTTGTTCTGCTACTGCACCTTCCAATTTAAAATTGTTTTCTTTGAGAGTTTGATTATCATTATAGAGATACAAGGAACTTGCACCTAAAACTAAAATGATCGTTCCGAAAACCTGATACATTTAGTCTTCTACTTGCTCTACAGTTTGACCTGAGTGAACATCAATTTCTTCAACATCATGTTCAGGTTGAGTTTCACTTGTCATACTTTGGTATTTTGTGTTTAAAGCTGTACGAACTCGATTTTTCATTTCATCTTCAAATGCACCTTGCACTTTTAATGGGTTGTTATCAATCGCATGCTTAATAATGTCATTTACTGGCATTTTATATTCTCCATTGTTTATAATATAGTATTATTTATTCTTGTTCTAATCTATAATGTAAGCCATTATTAGAACGTATTGTCACTGTTTTATTATCCTTATCAATAAAAGATAATTCTTTCCAATTCTGTTTCTTTACAGATTTTACGCCTTTATATGTTTTGTCGTCTTTATTGCCAAATTTAGAATCATATGAAACTGTTATTCTATATGTTGGACTGGTAAACCAAGAAACAATTAATGACCACATCTCATATCCCTGCATATCTGTTAAGCTGGTATCGTACTGATATCGGCTGTTGCTACTCCCGCGAATTGTAGTTGGTCTGCCAACATTACATCGACTGCAGGTTTAATTTTTTCATTATAATATGTATCGCCACCGACATTGTTCCAAGCCCAGTTGATGATATCTGTTTGTGTTAATCCTACGTCTGCAGTTGTGATGTAATTTGCTGCCGTAAGATCTGCATCACTTAAAACTGACTGAACCGGCCAACTGATAAAGGTACCTTCACCAACCGAATCATCATATGTTTTAATATCTAATGTGACCTTTTTAATCGCATTGTTCGTACTAGGCAATGTAAGCACTTCACCTAGCGACTTTGTAAATACATTCGCCATAGTATTAAACTTCTTCCATGCGTACCATGAGACGTTCTGCCCTATTGGTTACTTGTTTGTGCCATCTGGAATCTCTTCCTTCGACAGCTGCGCGTTTCCAATCGTGGTCTAGTAAAGCAGCAGTAAAGTTTTTAAATTTACTAAGTCTTGTACGACCCATATTGAACATCATATTAACCAAGATCTCCTGGACCTCTCCTGGGAAGTTTCCGAATTCCCCTTCGCCGTATAAAGCGTGACACTCGGATGTGGATATATCAAGGTCTCTGTCAAAACAGTCCCTGACACGTTCTTCACTAATCGGTGTTCCAAGTTCCCCTCCGAATTCACTGTCCGACTCGAGGATAAGATGACCGACACCAAAGGTTGGGTACCCAAGATGGTCGTGATAGATTTCATAGACTACTCCTTCGTCCACTTTCAATTGTTCAAATACGTTGTCTTTATTTTCCTGTTTCATTATTTTTCCTGTACATCTTTTAAAAATTGAGAGAATACTTTTTTAACACTTGTATTCTTCTTTTTATGTTTTTTACGAGCTCCCATTGGAACTCCTGGTTCACCATCAGGTCCTACACCAAGTCCTGCAATTTGACCTCCACCAACATTTACAGCCGGTGCGTCCTCATTTCTTGCCTGCCAATCTAAACTTGTAGTGTCGTTATCAATCGGTCCACCTTTTGCCCAAGTCATGCATGTTCTGGCACTATGGCATTTAAAATTGTGCATCCAACAGTAGCCTAATTGACCATCATCATCTGATGTTTCACCTGGCATACAATCTTCCATACGAGGAGAGATATCAAAAGCAACACAGTTCGAACAATTACTCTTCTTGGCTGCCTCTGTTGTTGTCTCCCAATGGTCTGCTATTTTATCCCAATAAGCACCAGGAACACCTACATTTAAAGGACCATAACTATGATTCTTAATTGTTGCATCTCTGTTTTTAGTATTGAGTTTAATATCACCTGTTGCAGCAGGACAAGCTGCCTCATTTAGTATGTCTGCATTCTGCTCTAAAAATTCATTTAAAGACATGCCTATTATATCACCAATATGCGACTCTGTCAACACGCCTTCTGATAATAATTTATCTGTTTTATCAAATCGTTCATTCTCTTTAATAAGCCATAGAGCTGCAGCATAAGATGCGATACGTGTAGTACCACCTGGCAGTTTTTCTAATAATTTCTTAAGATTAAGAATGAGTTGGTCAAAAAGACCAAATGCCTTTTTCTGATTGTTCTTATTAAATTCCTTACGGCTAATCAGTATATTGCCTTTTTCATCAATGATACCTTCCTTATATGCAGCCCACTTTCTAAATGGCGTTACCAGCCTTTTGATAAAGCTAAATACTAAGAATAAATCTACTACCATTTCAGATTTCCTTTAATGTGTCTTTAATGTAACTGTCTGATATAATACTTCTACTGTTAATTACATAGTCGTCGTATACCAATATGGCTGGCATAAAGTTTAAATATTCCACGAATGGTCTTAAATATTCGTGATACTCATGCAATCGCATGAATAACATATTCGTGGCCTCTACACCAAACACATTGTACAGCACAATTAAATGATTCAGAATCAACCTTTCCTTCAAATCCTGGTCCTGTCGGTACCTGCTAAATAGCTTTCGAAGATACTGAAATCTCTTCATGTCTTCGTCGAACTCTGACATCTCAGTACACTGAGGATTATCATAGTGCTTCATTGCGTATAGCAGAAAAGTTGACTCTGTCAATATCATAATATAATAATGATTTAGTTAATTTATGCGTCAGCTACAATTGCGTCTTCATCGGCAGTATCACCAGTAATACCTAAGTCACCAGCAGCAACAGCAGTAACCTTCATAGGTACTAACGATTCTGCTTTATGGCGAGTTGCGCCATTCTGATCAGTATAAGTGTGATACAAGTTCCAACCAGGTGTTTTAAGACCCTTCGCTCTGTTCGCTGCAATACCTGCTTCTGTCATATCGACAAAAACTGCTAAATCTTCATCATTAGATTTATTAGTATTGTTTGCGTCAGTTTCTAGCCACTTCGGTACGTCAGCCGCGACGTCTGTTTTTCCCCATTGTGCCATTGTTATCTCCTTGTTTTAAGTTATATTATATAACAAAATTATTTTATTTCAGCTTTGAACAATTCATCAACAAGGGCAGATTTTTTCTGTCTCTTGTCTAGTTCAATGCCTAGTTCGCGACCTTTAACTTCAAGCTGTGCTTTAGTTAATTTGTTTAAAGAAGCCTTAGTAGCTTTCTTTGGTCCTTTTGCAACAACTTTCTTTGCTACAGGCTCTTTGCGAACAGTTTTCTTTTCAACTGGTTTTTCTTCCAAAATACCAAAAAACTCTTTTAGCCATTCAATTAATACTCTCATATTATCTCCTATAATATATTAATTATATAAATTTAAGAAAAAGATTTTAGTCTAGTAGCCTTTTGAAGCTTCTAGATCTTTTTTCTTCTTCTCACCGTTTGGCACTAAAGAGTCCTGAGCTTCAGTATCTTCGGCCTTTTCACTTTCACCTTCCCAATTGGCGTCAATGTATTCAAAAAATTCTTTTTTCTTATCATCAGACAAGTCATCAGGAGACTCAACATTAAATTTAGCTAATACACTTTTAAAAAATTCTTGGTAGTCACTATCTTCGTTGTAAGTTGCGTGAAGTTTTTTGCCGTTTTTTGATGAAGCATGAACCGAACCACATGAACCTTCTTCTAGATAGGTTGCAATGTTTTCTTCCAGTTTAGAACTTAAGTCAAAATCTGTTTTGTATGAATCTTGTAGAGATGAAGCAACTTGAGCCAAGGTATCACCCTCACCACCAAGATGTCTTTTTGCATATGACATAAGATCTTCTTCTGTACCTGTCATAGAAACTTTATCACCACCGTATCTGCCTGGGCCGATAACTTTAATTTTAATTCGGCCTCTTAGACCTTTCTTTTTAGGCTCATTTGGCGAATCAGCATTGCTGCCGTCATCAGTTTTACCAGTAAAACTACCTACTGTTAATGTTGCCTCGTTTTGTAATTCTGACATAATTGTCTCCTCTATTATCATGTTTTATATATTTATAAAACTTTAGTTATTTTTATCTTTAAATTGTTAATGCCTTTAATCAGACGGTGATACTCGTTTTTAAGTATCTTTAACCGTATTCCAGGTTTTAACAAATAAGGTAGAGAATTTTCAGGTTGAAATTGCCAACCATCACCTTCCAATATCTCAATTAATCTATCTTCTTTATCTCTATGCCAAACATATTCTTTTGAATCATCTGCGACATTAAAAAGTCTAATATCACCTGAATCAATATATGGCTTACCAGAAATAGGAACCTCCTCCAGTAAGGCCAAGTTCTTTGGCGTATTTTGGTAATCTACATGCCCAATATCCAGGCGTCAATTTGTCTGTTTTTGTATCACAGTTATGTCTTGCTGCAAAGGAAGCAGCTGCCCCTTTATCATTAATCTTTGAAGTCAAGCCACCCTTTTCGTCACCAAATTCTATTTTCTTAGTGTTCCCAGTTTTTGGGTTTCGTACATATACAACATACTTTTTATTACCACTAGATCTTTTTGGACTATTTAATTCTGGTTCTTTTGCTGCTGCCAATAAACCCATAGAATTATCAAATTCTACCATAGGAGTTTCAAGCGGGACAACAGTACCTTCATATAATCCAAATGATTCTGATAAGAGTTTCAATATTCTATCCAAATCTCTTCGCAAATGTTTTGAGATCAATTGTTTCAAAAGCACCAAACTCATCGGTTACTCTGAATCCAACTTTACCTTTAACGTCTACAGGTTTTGCTACATAGTACTTATTACCTTGTCTTAAACCACCGATTTCAGATCCGTAGAAACCAAGCTTCTTCATTTGAGCCGGCTTAGGAGCTTCCTCTATACTTTCGACATCGACATCCATATCTTCTTTAACACCAAGCTTTTTCTTTAAAGCTGATATCTGTTGTGTTAACTCTTTAACATCTTTGCTTTTTCGTAGTTGGTCTACATAAGCTATAGATAAAGTTTCTAAATCTTTAAGATCTTTACTTCTGCCTTCAGCAACAATTGAATTGCCTTCTCTTATGGTCTGTAGTGCATCTCTTATGGAACCTTTTGAATCTTTCATAATAATTCCTTACTTGTTTACAATTTTTAAGATATGCTTTAGACCAGCAGAATCTTTACTTATCATTGTTTGATATTTTTCTTTATCTTGTGGCTTTTTCATAGCATCGAAACCACGTAAAAGAGCATCAGCCTCTTTTTTGGTTAGTTTTAATTTTTTATTATTTAAGAATTCCATTTGGCCTTTGCCATAGTCAGAAATTTTTCTTAATTGTTGAATAGGATTCTTTTTAGCAAGTTTCATATCAGCTGTTGTTGCTCTTATATCAGCATCTTTAACCTGTTTAAAATCACGGTCATTTTTAATAGCTCTTAGTGCGTCTTCTTTAGCACCTTCAGTATATGATTTGAATGATTCTTTCTTTGCACTCATTCGTTTATCCATATTCTGGTCTACATAATTGGCTTGAGAATTTTTAGCACCAGTCTCACCACCTCTTTCATATCCAACAAGATATGCATGAGCATGAGCCTTTGCAGCAGCTGGAGTTTTCCAAGACATACCACCAAGATACATTACTGTACCTTTTTCCTTATGTACAACCTTACCTCTATGACCATCATTAAACTGTGATTTCTCTGAGTCTATTTTATAGTCTCCGGTTTCGATAGCTTCATTAACGCCTGAGACCTTCTCTCTATCTTTTTTGACCTGGTCATATTTCTTAATGGAATCACGAGCTGATTTATTCATACGTTTTGCATGAGCGTCATGTTGGCTTTTTGTTTTATCTTTTTGTTGTTGAGCAAGAGTTGTTTCGTCAACGGCCTTGTCATCATCTTTCTTCTTCTTGCCGTGCTTTTTGTCTAGATAGGCTTGAAGAGCAGCTGGTAAAGTACCTTCACCAACAGACTCTTTTTTATATTCGCCCATTTTCATGCCTTTAGCATAATCTTCTGCATCTGCATTCTTATCAAAGCCTGGTGTAGAGCGTATTGCATCTATTACCCTTTTTGATATTCTTCTGTCATCAGTTTGCCAAGCAATTATTTCTTTAGCATATTTCTTTTTGACATCATCTAAAGTTATTCCTGTTTCAGCACCACCTTTGTCAGCCCCAGCACCACCAAGAACTTTATCTGCTTGTTTATCATCATACCCAAATCCAATATCACCTTTTGAAGTTAACCATTTCTTTATTTGCGATCTAGAGCCAGTTACAGATATTGTTCCCTCATCTTCATCATAATCATCCACGGTGACATCAAACTCATCTTGGGCGTCGCCTTCAAGACTGTTGTCGGGTTGACCATCAAACGGCATGGTAATGGA